CTCCTTGGACCTGACTTTCGTATTCACTCCCATCAAAGACAAAAGGAAACAGAAACTCATCCCAAATGGAGATATTGATAATCTTGTCAAATCCGTGCAAGATGCTGCTAACGGAATCCTTTACATCGACGACAAACAAGTTAATCACCTCACTGCTCATAAAATGTACGGAGACGAATCCAAGATTGTTATAAAGATATGGGAAACTATTGACGACGTACCTTCTCTAAAAATTGACGAGTTGGTTTGATTAATTAAGCAAATTAGAGAGTTAATCATGGCTTCACCCAAAGGACCGCAGCGCCGAGATGGTAAAAAAGATGTCACTTCAAAATCGCTTATAATTAAACAAATAGAAAAAGATATTCTATCCGGAAAGAAAAAGGCTTATGGAAGGCCTTCAACTTATAATCCTGATTATGAAGAAATGTTAATCGAGCATATGTCTAACGGACTTTCCTTTGAATGTTTTGGAGCCACTATTGATACAGCTCTACAAACTGTTAAATATTGGAAAGAAACAATTCCCACATTTATGGACGCATACAATTTAGGAAAGGCTAAAAGACGCTTGAGAGATGAGAAACTCCTTGAAGAATACAACAGGGGTACTATCAAGGGCGGAAATCACAATACTCTTTTATTCAAGATGCGAGCAATGCACGGTGTCACTGACGATGTCATTGGGAAAAGGAAATTGCAGATGTTGCAATTAGATAATATGACTCCTGAAGAAATTCGAGCTCTTGCAATTAAATTGCTACAAGTTGGAGATGGAAGTAAGTGAATATTCCACTCAGTGAAATTGAATTTCGCGATGTTGAATTAGACGATATTAATTACATTAAAAATTCTTGGCTCCTATCATGCAAAGAGAGCCCAGAATTCTCTTACGTAACAAATGCAATATTCTTTGATAACCACTCTGAGATTATTGAAAGCCTCATTCAATTCTCAAATATCCTTATTCTATGCAGTACTCAAGATACTCAAGTCATATTCGGATATGTTGTTTACGATTTTGTGGATGGTGATCTCATCATTGATTGGGCTGCCGTTAAGAAATCTTTTCGTAACATGGGCATCTTTTCAATGATGCTTGATAGAATCTACAAAGACATTGAGCTTTCTTTGCAACATGACCAGTACTATTTCACACACCTGCCAGCTGACAACAGCAAGTTTATCTTGCGTTCTCAGTTCCAAAAACACAAAGCATTATTCAACCCATATCTAAGGTCGCGTTTTTTATGATTTGTGATAAGTTTGATATAGCCGCAATGAGGAAGAATTCTGCACGCTTTTACGAAATCAATATTGCAATTGGCCTTATGTATTTCGACGAAAGTCTTGAAAGAGCTTACGAGAAGAGACGTGGACTTAAAGAAAATTCCATTAGTATTTCCAAGATGCTGAATGATGCGTTACGATTAATAAACAGGTCCCAAGATATTTGGCTTGATATAGAACAGAAAAATGCGAAGGAAATATTTTTTTATGAAACTCAAGAAGATTAAGCTCTATCGTGCAATCACTGTGTACCGCAGCGCATCAGAGAGCTATAGCACCAGAGACGATGTTGAAATTAGGCTCTATAATGGAAATATCTACCTAAAGAACAATACCGAGAAGATTATCGGAATCCCATTAACAAACATTGAATATTTCGTGCCTGCAGACGACGAAGTTTTCAGCTGCTTTGACGAATTGGGATCATGTGATTTGGTGCCTGCAGACGACGAAGTTATATTGGACAAAAAAAAGAAGAAATGAATGGCAAGTTTCTACGCCAGTGTTGTTTTACGAAGAGCATTAGCATTTTCTAATGCAAACAATATGACAGAAGATATTCCAGTTTTCAGCGTAGAGACCTATTGCTTCGATAAGCAAATTGCTTTCATCAGAGACACCGCTCGCTTCAAGACTGCCGTATGCTCCCGACGCTCAGGTAAGACAATCTCTTGCGCAGCCGATCTTATCGATACCTGCGTCTCAACTCAAAACATCAATTGCGTTTACATCTCCAAGACAAGGGGCAGCTCTAAAAGAATTATCTGGAAAGAGCTTCTACATATAAATAAATTTTATAGCTTGAACGCCAAAATTGACAACACCGAGCTCTGCTTAACATTCCCGAATGGTTCTATGCTCTATCTCACTGGCGCCAAAGACAGCACAGAGATAGACAAATTTCGCGGCATGGCTTTAAAGAAGGTGTATATTGATGAGTGTCAAAGCTTCCCGGCTTACCTTAAAGATTTGGTTGATGATGTGCTTGTGCCTGCTCTCATCGATCATCAGGGTTCGCTCATTCTCATCGGCACACCGAGCGCAACTTGTGCAGGCATATTTTACGCCGCGTCAAATTCTGCCGATTCTGACTATTCGCATCATAACTGGACGTTCCGTGACAATCCCTTCCTGCTTGCCAAGGCACAGGCCGCAAATCCTGAGATAAAGAATGCTGACGATATTCTCAATTTCGAGCTGAGAAGACGCAGGACGACTATTGATGACCCTGCCATAGGAAGAGAGTGGTTGGGGCTATGGCTTCGAGATATGACGCTTGCAGTGTACAAATTTGAACGAGACATCAATACTTATGATCACCTCCCATCTTTGCCGTGGAATTACGTCATTGGTTACGACCTTGGCTTCGATGACTCTGATGCCGGCGTTGTAATCGCTTACCATAAGCATTCACCTGCTATTTACCTCGTTGACGAATTTAAAATAAGCAAACAAGACATCTCATCTTTGGCAGCAAAGATGATCGAATGGGGTAGGAAATATGACCCTCAAAGAACTGTTATCGACACTGGTGGCTTGGGCAAAAAGATTACAGAAGAGCTTAAGAAACGCTTTGGCTTGGCTTTGGAGCCGGCTGACAAGGTGAGAAAGAAAGAGTTCATTGAACTGATGAACTCGGATATGAAGCTTGGAAAGATTAAGGTTCCAAAAAATGCTATGGTGATATCCGAATGGGAATTATTGCAATGGGATGCTGAGGAAATGGCAAAGAACAAATGGGTAGAAGATTCTTCATTTGAGAATCACATTTCCGATGCGTTTCTTTATAACTTCAGAGAATGTTATCACTTTATTCAAGAAGAAGTTGTCATCAAAGCTGAACAATTTAGTGAAAGATGGTACAAAGAAAAAGAACAAGAAATGATTGAAGATGTTGAAAATAATTTTCGTATGAGACAAGAGGAATACTGATGTATTATAAAGTTGGTGAAAATGAACTGTCTGATTTTGAAAGTAAAATTAAATTGTTAAGTTATACCATAGACAAAAGATACTATAAATCTGAATTGACAGATTTAATGGATGAAATACTAGCATGGCCTTCAAAGATTAAAGAAAAATTTTATGATGAAACCCATTGCCATGAAACACCAAAAGATAACAAAATTGAAAGTATGATAAAATTCTGCAAAGAAAACGGAGTGACAAAAATCAGCATTCCAAATTCATTCTACGCAGAAATACCTATTGATAAACCAACTGCACAAAAACAAGATGTTGAGCAAGAAGAAAAAAAGATGGAAACTTGTTCGTATTGTTTCGCTATAAAAACTGGGCAGCAGTGTGAAACCTGTTGGCATTTAGGGGGCTAATATGTTTGGCGTTACCGATTGTAATTCGCTCTGGTGGAACGAAAAGGATCCGTTCAAATATGTTTGGCAAGTCATTGAGCAATTGCAAGCGGATTGTACATTCATACGCACAAAGAACACACGACACGCGCGTTTCTATGCGAACGAAGACTTCTCAGTGACAAACCCAACATTCGCACTTGTGAATCCTTCTTCCTTGGACAACTTCCGTCAGCCACGGCTCACATTAAACGTTACAAAGTCTTGCGTGGATTCGCTCTTGGCAAAGATTTGCAAGAACAAAGTGAATGTGTCTTTCCTCACAAGCGGTGGCTCTTACAAGTCAGAGAAGCAGGCAATGATGCTTAACAAGCTCATTTCTGGAATATTTTATCAAACAGAGTTCCACAAAATTGCTCCTATAATTAAGCGTGACGAATTTATATTCGGCACAGGTTGCGCTCATGTTTACGAGAATAGATTCACAAAGCAAATCTGCATTGAACGTGTGTTTCCTGATGAAATTGTTGTTGACATGAACGATGCAATTTATGGTAAGCCTCAATCACTTTATCGCATTCGCTATCTGCCAAAGGACTATCTCAAGCAATTATTTCCAGAATATACAACTGAAATAAACATGGCAAAAGCAGAGACTTTCAACATAGGTCGTAACTTCACAGAAGTCATTCTCACTTTCGATGCTTACCATCTCGCAAACCCAAATGGACCAGGTCGTCACATATTTGGCATAGAAACAGCATCATTTTATGATGAAGAGTATCACGAAGAAGATTATCCATTTATCTTCTCGCGTTACACAGATCCTATTCTTGGATTCTTCGGGACAGGAATACCAGAGGAACTTGTTGGTATACAGACAGAACTTAACAGAACGTTAATGAACATACAAAATTCAATGAGGCTTGTCTCTAACCCAAAGGTATTTATCGAGGAACGCAGTGCTGTTAATCCATCACACTTTACAAGTGACCCCGGAATTCTCGTTAAATATCGTGATACTGTTCCTATGTATTCTGTTAATCCTAGCGTTCATCCTGATCAATTCCAACATGTAGCTTACCTTGAGCAGAAGGCATATGGCATTGTGGGACTGAGTGAACTCACGTCTAAAGGAGAGAAGCCAGCTGGTCTTAATAGTGGTAAAGCTCTCGATACATATCACGATATTGAAACAGAGAGATTCTCTCAAACTGCAAGGTCATACGAACATATGCACGTGGCTGTGTCTAAGCTCGTCATGAAATTAGTTCACAAAATATATAAACGTGATGGAACTTACAAAGTAAAAGCATTTTCTCGCAAAGGTGGGCTAGAAGAAATTGACTTCTCAGAAATAGAAATTGACGAAGATGGATATGTGACGCAATGCTTTCCAATCTCTGACCTTCCAAGCAATCCAACGGGCAAGCTTAAGTATGTGCAAGAGATGGCAGCATCTGGATGGATTGATCAATACACAGCTATGGAACTCTTCGACATGCCCGACACAGAGAGATACACCACTCTCGCATTGAGCCCTTTGCGTTTAATTATGCAAACAATTGAAGATATGCTCGACACAAGAGTGTTCACATCTCCAGAACCATTCGACAATATTGCTTTGTGCCTTGAATGGGGTAACAGATACTATTGTTGGTCACGTCTCAAGAAGATGGACGAGGAATGCTTAGAGCTATTGCGTATGTGGCTACAAAAATGCACAGACTTAATGGTGATGCAACAACCTAAAAATCCCCAACAACAAAATCCCCAACAAAGCCCCCAACAAAACCCAGTACCAGAAGTCATGACTCAAATGCAACCCTCCCTAGACCAACTCCCAATAGGAGCTTAAAAATGGACCTTATGATGGCTGCACCTGATGCAGCACCAGATACAGCACCAGAGGCTACTAACGACTCCGTGGAGATTGGCGGACAAAAGCCCAAAGACAATCCGCATGGAGACTTTGCGCACAAATTTAGCAAACTTGCCGCCAAG